ACCCATGTCCAGCCACAGCATCGAGTGATGGTGCGTGGACTGGAAGTTAACCGCCTTTTTTTGGTAGTCGTGGAGTAAGTCAGGTGTCAGCATCCCATCACATCATATCTACCATCGCCTTACCGTCTTCTACGTTGTCCACCACGAAAACCGACACTTTGCACTGACGCAATCTATGATGCTCGCGCTCCTGCGCTTCAGTGGGCTTTTGACCCCCGCGCTTGAACTCGCAAAACCACATACGACCATCGGGCCGGATGAACAAACGATCAGGCACGGCAGCACGAGCGGGACTGGTGAACTTGTACGCAATCAGACCTTTGGTTTTTGCGTAGTCACAGACTTTGGCCTCAATCTGTTTTTCCAGCATTTTCAATCCTCGCTTTTGCTATCTCAAAATATTCAGCATCACGCTCGATGCCGATGAACTGAAAGCCCTCTAGCGCTGCTGCCTTGCCAGTGCTGCCGCTGCCCATGAACGGGTCAAGAACCACGCCACCGGGTGGCGTCACCAGTCGGCACAGGTAGCGCATTAGGTCGGTGGGTTTGACGGTGGGGTGGATGTTGGCGCGGGATGTCGTGCGCTCGTTGCCGCTGCCCGTCAGCATGGTGCCGTCTGCGGTGGCCTGCATTCCGCCAGTGCGCTTTTCCTCAAACCCCTCCAGCCCCTCATCCCGATCACGCTTGCTGGCCTTGGCGCAATAGAAATACCGCGCCGCTTCGCCTAATCCGGCTATGGCATCATCTTCGCCCGAGTGGATCAGGTTGGCGGGCCAGCGACCGGCGTTGAGTTCTGCAATGCCGTGGCCTTTCATGTTCTCCCATCCGGCATGGTTCGGCTTGTCAGCCTTCCCGTCACGGCGGGTACCCCCCTCCGTACCCACCCTGCACCCATCAATATTCAGCGCCCCAGTCCCATGCGCCAGCACGTTAGCTGCCACGGTGCCCTCTGAGAGCGGCTTACGCGCCACGGTTATCGGCTCCAGCGCGGGCTTTAGGGAGGTGCCCCATCCTTGCCATTGGCGGGCGGCTTCGGTGGCATTCGCATAATTAGGCTCGTAGTCAGTCGCGCGGGTGTGTCCCGCCGCCTTGTCAATCGCCTTGCTCACGTCCAGCGACTTCGGAAACCCCGACCCGTAGACCCACGCGATCATGTCCCTAATCTCAAATCCGGCATCCTCAATGCGCACTGCCATGCGGTGTTGGGTGCGGGTTCCGGCAAAGGCTAGCAGGTGGCCGCCGGGCTTCAGCACGCGCAGGCACTCAGCCCATACTTCGGAGGCTGGCACGTCGTAGTCCCATTTCTTGCCCATAAAGCTGAGGCCGTATGGTGGGTCTGTGACTACTGAGTCCACGCTGTTGTCTGGCAGCGTGCGCAGCACCTCTAGGCAATCGCCATGCATAAGATTGATCACTTCTTCACCACCACGCGCTCGATCTTCTGAATCGCCAGCGGTCGATCTGGGTCGCCGCTCAATTCCAGCTTATCGCCGTACTTCTTAGGCGCGAGCTTAGACAGCAGCCACTTTCGTGAATCCACCTGCAACCGATGCTTCTGCACTGCCGCCCAGTCTTTTTTGCCGTCTGGCTGCTCTCCCACCGTCTGATCGCTCAACTCCATAATTTCCTCAGCGATGCGCTCAATGAGGTTTTCCCGCGCACATGCGTACCTGTCAGCTAGCGCCGCATCCTCATTTACCCACGCAATAAACGTGCTATGCGCAATGCCCGCTTTCTGGCACGCCTTAAACAAACTCAGACCGCTATGCATCCCACTCAAAACGATTTCGGCAAGTCGCTTTCGATCTTCACTATCTGATCGTGTGCGCTTATTAGCAAGTGGCTTCTTTTCCATCAATCAAACTCCTCACAATCTAAAACAACACAATTTCCCACATTTTCTATTGACGGTAATTACCGTATGCCCTATAGTTCACACATCGACGCACCAAACACACCGGGAGCAAAAAATGGATCAACAATACATCCTAAACGCCGCTGGCCTGCAAGCAATCAACGAGTTCGTCACAAAGCATTCAGCCTGCAAGATCCCCACCGAGCTTTACCAGATAGCAGAGATGGAGCGTAACACCATCATGACGCAAGGCTATCCAGGACTGGTCTTAGTTGACAAATACATTAGCAAAGACGGAAAACAGCACGTTCTCTCACTAAATCCTGAATGGTTTGATATTAACACCGGCGACGAGTAAAAAATCAAAACCCTCTTGATCCTGCAACACACACAACCGCACCACTAGGCAGGCGCTTACATACAATCGTTTGCGCCTGCGCAGCGCCAGAAATAAAGCAAAACGCAATTAGCGCTGCCGCAAAGGTTTTGTAGGGTTTTGTTGTCATTTTTAATTTCCCTCTTTTTCCAATCTGTTTACCACCAACTGCGAGTAACCGCAGATATCAATCCAATTATCAAGGTAATTCGGGTCGCCGTTCAAAATCCTAGCGACCTTATGCTGGATCATTTCCAGCGCCTCTCGCTGGTCCTCGGCAAGACGATCCCACCCTGATCTAACGTACATCACATCTTTTAGCGCTTGGCTAATGCGTGCATGGTTCTCAAAAGTGCCATATCTAGCTTCGCGCATTGCCAGCATCTCATTAACGTTAATTGTCTGATTCATAATTCCTCCTGTGGATAACTTTACTGCGTGAAACATTGCTTCTTGATACAGTATTTCGCTGCATCGATTGGTAACTAGTAACCGTCTCTAAAGAGACGGATTACCAAAGTTACCAAATATCGCTGCTTTTGCCCCGGTAACTAATAACGTTTTTTTACGCTTCGATTACCAGTTACCAAAAAATCCCTGTTAATAACCTGTGGATAACTTTATGCAATTCTCCAAATTCTGATTCCGTTATCTTGCTTTCTGGAAATCATTGTTTTTTTATTTCTGGAAAAATAACGCTTTGCGGCTTGTATTGAATTGCTGTCATATGTCGCATTTTCAAAAAAAATACTGTCTCCAATTTCCATTTTTTGGAACGGATACTTACGCATGCCAGTGCTTTTTTCCATTGCAAATTCTGGAATAGGAACTTCTTTATCGATTGAAATCATAGTTAATTACCTTAGTTGTTAAGGTTACTATGTTACCTCACTTTTCGCTTTTCCTGATCATCATGGCGCTCGCCTGGGCCTCATCAATGACAATCCAGCCATGCTCGAATGCCTCGATAATCTCTGCAATTAGCAAATCTGCAATAAGTTTACCCGGCACGCTTGGCTTAATGTATTGCTTGGCCGATGCCTCGCTTACGCCCATTTTTTGAACGAAATAATCCATCATGGCGGATCTGCTAATGTAGGGCAAACCGTTGCGTTCTTCTGCTCCAGATGCCCACCACGCATTCTCATAGGTTTTTCGGTGGCTTTCAATCTTGCCGTCTTTCTTGGCGGTTTTGACTGGTGCCGATGTTTGCACGACAACCGCGCTACTAACCTGCTGCCCATCCTCGTCCATCCAGCCAGGTATTGCCACGGTTTCAAGTTCGACAAAAACCGTCTCAGCAATCTCGGCATCTTTACTTTTACGCTGCACAATCTGCATCGGTTGATCGTCTTTTCCCGGAACGATGCTTATCTCAATATCCAGCGCGCCGCGCCATGCGCTAGAACCTCGCGCCCTGTGCTGTGCCTCGTCCGATACGCCTGTATGGTGTACTAATGTCACGCTGCAATGAAACTCGTTCATGAGCCGGTTGCAGGCGTCTAGCATCGTTTTGGCGTCCTGCGCGCTGTTCTCATCTCCCAATAGAAACCGGTGCAGCGTGTCAACGACAATCACGGACGGCTTTTCGGGTAGCGTGCGCAAACTGTCCACGACTCTCAGATACCCGGCTGGCGTGTTTAAATCGCACCCATCGCGTGACAGCCACATATTGAGCTTTCCGGCTTGGTTATGGTGTTTCCATGCTGCGATACGCCCACGGAGTCCGTGGTGGCCCTCTCCGGCCAGATAAACCACATTGCCGGGTCTAACCTTATGCCCGCACCAATCCTGCATGCCGCTTGCCATGCGCAGGCACCAATCCAGCACAACAAACGTTTTCCCGCCGCCCGATGGTCCATGCACCATGATGAGTGCGTCGGACTGTAGCCAGTTTTTAACTAGCCATGAAATAGGGGCCGGCTGTTGTGAGAACTGATCTGCCGGGATGAGCCAGTCATCGGCCTGCGGCGTTAATAGGCTGGCTAGATCGTTACCTGCCTGCGCATAGTCGTTTGCATCGCCCTCAATTGGCGGCATGGCCATACGCGCACCGAATTTGGCGCATGCCTGCTCTGCATACCGCTGCCCCACGCCCGACTTATCGTTATCGGCAACTATAACTAGATCCTGAGTGCTGCCGTACATCTCGCGCAGGTTGCCGGTGACCGGGACCAAATTGCTCGCGCTATACGACACCACGCATGGCCTGCCGGTGGCTTCGTGAATCGTGGCGGCCGTGGCGAATCCCTCGGCAACGTACAGCGTACCAGGATCGTCCATTGTGCCGACCATCCAGAATTTTTCGCCTGTCTGCCCGCCAGGGTGATATAGTTTCCCGCCATCTACATCAATGTATTGCAGCGAACACAACGTGCCGTCCTGACCGAATAGAGGCAGCATTAACCTGCCGTCTCCAGTAATACGCGCGCCGTGGGGCTGTACGCCTTTTCGTTTGAGATATGGGTGTTCTGCACTGGCGGCAGATGCTTGACTCCAGATAGTGGCAACCGTGCTTTCTGCAACCTCATGCTGTTTTTCTAGTGCCGCATCTCGCAATGCTTTTGCCTCGGCCATACGCCTGACGTGCGCCATTTCCTCTGCTGGCGAGAACTGCCGCCCTACGTCTGCACGCCACGGCGACTCAAACCCCATGCGCCAGCATCCAAACCTGCCAGCCGGGATCCCATCGCTAAAAGCTACATACCATCCCGATTTGTCGCCGGTTTTGGCGCTGCCCTTGGTGCCGGATCTGAATCGGTGAATGGCGCCGTCTAAATAGATGTCATCTGGCGGCGTTATGCCCGCCTCGATCATTGCTTGCGACAATTGAATGTGAGGCGGATCGACTCGCCGCTCAGTGGGTGCCGTGAATCCTTTGCCTATAAATGGTGTCAGGTCAGCCATTGCGACGCGCCTCCAGATAGCTGGAAAGCGCGACAATTGTTGAATGTAGAGGCCGGCTCGAATCTTTCATAAAGCGGTATAGCGTGTGCGGGTGAATGCCAGCCGCCTCGGCAACCTTGCTTAGCTTGGCGTTTTCAAGCGCCATCCTGATTTCCTGTTCTGTCATCATATCTTTTCCTCCTGCTGATTTTTTTTGCGTCCGTGGTTGCAATATAGCGCACGCGATACCATAATGGCAACGCACCCGAACGGAATGGCCGACAGGGTAAACCAAAGAGAGTCATTATATGGCTGTTAAATTGAAGAACACGGCGGACGTTCACGCCAACGGAATCAAGGCGCTCGTTTACGGGATGGCCGGAGCTGGTAAAACCAACCTATCTGCTTCCATGCCTGCGCCGATCATTATCAGTGCCGAGGGTGGCCTTCTATCCATTAAGGACGCCGGACTGCCTTATATCGAGGTGTCCAGCATGGATAGCTTGATGGAAGCGTTTGAGTACGTCGCCGGAGCTGATGGCAATTGCTTCCAAAGTGTTGTTTTGGACTCGATCAGCGAGATTGGCGAAGTGGTGTTGAGCCACGAAAAGAGCATCAATAAGGATGGCCGCGCCGCTTATGGCGAGATGGCCACCCAAATGACCAGCATCATCCGCGCGTTTCGTGACCTTCCGGGTAAGAACGTGCTCATGACGGCCAAGGCTGAAAAGAGCCAGGACGAAACAGGCCGCATTCTTTACAGCCCGTCAATGCCTGGTAACAAGGTCGGGCAGGCGTTGCCCTACTTCTTTGATCTGGTCATTGCGTTGCGTGTTGAGCGTGACGCTGATGGTGTTACGCAGCGTGCGCTGCTTTGCCAGCCTGACGGCCTATGGTCAGCAAAGGATCGGAGCGGCAAGCTGGATCAATGGGAAGCGCCGGACATGGGCGAGATCATCCGCAAGATTGGGGGTGGCTCCCGTGGATAACCTATATCAGCAATGGCTGGAACTTAAATCCGCCGAGAAATCAGCAACCGACGCCCGTCGCGCCATCGAGGACGAATTGATCTCGACGCTTCGCATTCAAGAGATCGAAGGCGTCAAGACGGTCAAAGCGCCAGGCTACAAGGTCAAGGTAACCCAGCGCTTTAACCGATCAATTGACGCCGACCTGCTTCAAGAAGTCGCGGCTGAGCACGGCATTATCGGCCATCTGTCAGACCTTTTCCGATGGAAGCCAGAGATTAACGCCCGCGCATGGGCAACAGCAGACGAAAGCATCACCGGGCCTCTTTTGGCCGCTATCACCACGAAGCCGGGGCGCCCTAGCTTCTCAATCGAAAAAGACGAGGAATAACACAATGGCAAATCTTGGAATGACAATTAACGCCGCCGACCTGCCACAGGGCAATACTGGCGACTTTTCCCCGATCCCGGCTGGCTGGTATGGCGCCACCGTAGTTGGTGCAGAGATCAAGCAAACCAAGGCCGGGACCGGCTCTTATATCTCGGTGCGCTATGACGTGACCGGGCCGACTCATCAGGGCCGCGTGATCTTTGGCATCTTGAATATCAGCAACCCAAACCCGAAAGCCGAGGAAATTGGCCGGCAGCAGCTTGGCGACCTCATGCGCTCCATTGGCCTTGATACCGTCACCGATTCGGATCAGCTCATTGGCGGCAATTGCGACATCAAGCTGACCATCACCAAGTCAGAGGAATACGGCGACAAAAACGAAGTCAAGGCATGGCGCAAGCCAGAAGGCGGCGCCTCAATGCCTAAGCCGGCAGCACAAGCCGCTGCGCCAGCATCGAGCGGATCAACCCCGCCTTGGGC